CCTTTTCTTTTAACTGTAGGCAAATTGTTTTGTGTAGCTTCTATAAGTAAATTTTTCTTAACAAGGTTTTCTGTAAAATCTGCATCTATTTCTTCAAATGACTTACCCTTATTTTTTGCTTTAAATTTATCTAACTCATCGTAAAATTTAAAATCATCTATGTTATTTTTAGATGCAGCAATAATATCTGTTGTTGAGTTTTCCCATAAAAATTTTTTGAATGCTATACCAGCTTTACCAGCCATAAACTCCTGGACAGTTGGACCAAACACAGTTTTTCTAGCACCTTGTAATAAACCAGTATTTTCAAAAATCTTAGCCATTCCACTTAGATTTTCTAATTCACTAAATGTAGATGCTCCTTTACGTATTTTACTTACACCTAATGTTGCTGCTGCGGTAGGGTCACCAAATATTTGTGCAACTATATCTATAGCACCAGTCATGTATTTATATGCTTTTGTGCCTGGTTCTATAATGTCATCTACTGGTTTGAATAAATATCTACCAATAGTAACTGTAGGGTCTAAACCTGCAGCTCTAAATTTTTCTGCACGTTCACCAACAAATTGTATTTGATTTGCTTTTCTCTTTTGTTCTTCATATATCTGTACACCTAATATATTATCTCTAACCCATTCTCTTGCTTCTAGTGGGTCAACACCAGATGCTAATAAATTTTTATATTCAGATGTTTGTGTTGGGTCAGTGCTGCCTAAAAACCATCCTTGACCTAAATCTATATCTTTACCTGCAGCTTTAGCTGTGTCTATCTCACCAAGCAACGTAGCTTTACTCTTTTGACTTGCTTCTTCGTGAGACATACCTTGTTGTCTGCCTTCTAAATATCTTACACCCCTGGGTAATGCCATCTCCCATAAGTTTTGAAAACCTATAAATGTTCCACGCACTGACCTTCGTATTGCGCTTTTTAGTTTACCTTCTCCTTCTTCTTCTTTTAATATAGATTCTTTCATAACTATTTGCTGCAATCTTGGGTCATCTGCTGCAATACCTAGTTTGACTGCACCAACTAAAGAACCTTTACTTATTGTTGGAAAACGTTTTATTATTGCTGATGCTCTTTGTGCCTGCTCTTGGTTGACAGAAGAAGGTGCCACAGCTTTGCTTATAGCTCTTTTAGTCTCTGAATCATCTTGAAAGGATGCCGCATCAAATACACTGTACGACATGTTATCTTATTAATCTAGCTAAAAGCGGGTCACCAGTTAGGTCATAAAATTGTTGTATTAAAGATTCTGTAGTATCTATTGGTTCTTGCGCACCTACTCCAGGACCAAAAGGTAAACCATCTTCTACTGGTCTCATAGGTTGATTTGTTGGTGCAAACACATTTTGTGTTGGTTGCGGTGCTGCAGCTGGCATAGGTGTCTCCTGTGGTAGGTTTAAATTCTGTACTTCACTGTTTAAATTTTTAAGAGGTTCTTTTTCACCGTATGTCATTCTTGTTTGGTCTATGTAATTATTAGATGCTGGTTTTACAGCATTGTTTCTTTTAGTTATTCGTGTTGCCATCTATATCATCCTCATCTAAATGTATTATTTCTGTTACAAAAAATCTTGATATTATTCTAGGAAACTTATTGAACTGTTGTTTTTTTATAAAATCTTCCATAATAATATCATCACCATTTTCGTCTAGTTCCCATAAACTATTGTTTACTATTTCTTCAAATGTTTCGTTCATTATCCTAATATTCCTAACGCTTGTTGTATAGAAGGTGCGGGTCCAGGTGGTGTAGGACCCATACCTTCAATCATCGCTGCTTCTTGTTCGGGTATTTCGGGCTGTTCTGCTGTAAAAAATTTATCTAATATTGCTTGCTTATTAGATGGGTTTTTTCTTATTTGTACAACAGCCATGATTGCTTTTTGGTCTCCACCTGCTGCTTGTTGTAATAAAGTATCTTCTAATATTTTATCCATTTTTTCTTTAGTTATTCTTTCATTAACCCTACTTAAATCGTCTAAACCATCTAAGTTTTCTTGTAATGTTTGTATATCTATAACTCCAGAACTAAGTAGTTGCAGCCCTGTTACAATTTTTTGTGGTTCGTCATATCCAGCCATAGCACCATAAACACGTCTTGTTTTATAAGAACCTTGTATGTCTCTAACTGGTTCGTATGTTTCGCTAAAAAATTTATTATCTCTATAACCAGACAATTCTTTTGTTTGTCCACCGTACATGTTTTCATCCCATTCAAGTCTTTTAGAGTCTATCTGTTCTATAGCATCTGCCATTACTGTATGATATTCTCTAATCATAAGTGACATAGATGCACCTAGTTCTTCTAATCCTCTACCAGTAGCAAAGCTAAGTGGTGACTGTGAATCGTCTGTTGCAGGATAAGAAGCACCTACACGTAGTTGTCTCTCTATTCTGTCTATCTGTTGAAATATTTGATAAGGTATGTTAGATGCTGGTTTAGAAACTTGGCTACCTGGAGAAAAATAATTGACTGCAAATCTACCTTTTTTGTACTGTCCAGATTCTAATTCACCAGTTATGTTTGTTTCTGTAAAGACTGCATCTTCCATCGCAATAATTGACATAACATTAATTTTTGCCATAGAAGCCATAAGTCCTATGATTTGGTCATACTGTCCTTGCATTTGGTCAAAACTAAATTTCTTAGCTACAACAAATGCTGGTCCAGATTTAATTGGATTTGCAATAAAATCTAATACAGTTCCAGAAGTTAGATGATAAACGTAAGTTCCTTCTTCGTTATAATATTCAGATATTAAATCACCTTCGTTATTAGAGTTAGCCCATGAACCGTTATATGCGTCCTGGTATGCAGAAGCATATCCGCTTGCTACATTAATTACATTTTTTTCTTTTTTTATTTTTTCTGCATATTGTGGGTATGTTCTAGCTAATGCAGCTTTTGGTACTCTTCGTACAACTGACATTTCTTTTGGTACTTGGTCAGCACCAAAGTAACCTGGAAAACAATTATATGGGTCTCTAAGTTCTGCTATAGGATAAGGTGTGCCGTTAGCATCCTTCTTTTCTTTTATAATCCATGCAGCAAATCCGTAACCAGGTAACCACCTACCAACTTGCGGCATTTGTAAATCTAATCTTTGTACATCATCGTATGCAGTAATTATTCTTGCTATTTTATCTGCACGTTTTCTTGCACGTTCCGAATCCTTATTGTTAGGTACATCTACTTTAAGGTTTGGAATACGTCCTATCTTTTGTGCAAGGTGTTCTAATCCAGACATCATAAGGTTAGGCATTGGTACTTGATAGTCCTGGAACCCTTTTACTTGGTCACCTAATAAAGCTAAAATACCACTGGCACCACCGTTCATAATGGAACGAATACGACCACGCATCGCATGGTTTTCTTGATTATCGTAATGTAATTGCGTTATCTTGTCTTGTAATTCAGCTGTATTCATATTCCTACCATGGTGCAGAGTTCATGTTACTTACATCAAATTTGCCATAACTTGGTTGGTAATCATATCCCATCTCTGCGATAAACTCCTTTTGTAATCTCCTTACAATCTTTATAGGAAACCAACTTGCCATAACTATATCTGACTTGTAACCTCTGCTACTTGCCTTGTTAGCAGCATTTGAAAAATACAAAAGCTGCCTACGATATATATTACTCTTATTTTGTGAATCTGCACTACCATAAGGAAGATTTACAAGTCCTTTGTCAAACAACTCACTCATAGACCCAACACCAAAGTATGGGTCAAATTTATTTTTTTGTGTTTGATGTCCTTCCAAATGTATGCCTTTTGAAGCTGCCCACGATTTTAACTCTCTATCTTGTCTAATAGCACGTTGAAAACCATTTTCTTCTATTATCCAATGAGAACATTGATACTTTGAATACCATTCTTTTATAGTTTTAAATGCTTGTGGTATGCCACCACCTTTTGTATTTTCTATATCTACCATGTACAACTTGCCAGATTCTACATGATATGCCCATAAGAATGCTGCCTGGTAACCAGTTGCAGCTGGGTCAAGTCCAGCAATAAGTCTTGTACCTGCTGGTACATGACCAATATTCCTGGAGTTATCTCTTGCAGCATCTAAGGAATCTACCTTAAACATTTGCAGCCCTTCTGAAAATGGTCTATTAAGATATACCATCTCAAATATTGCAAGACCACCAGTTGTTTGTGCGTTTCTCCTTTGTGCCATGAGCCACTTGTAACTTCTTTTACTAGACCATAACATGTGTTTTTTATGGTCTTTAGGTTCTCCAGAATCTATAGGAATATCTAAACTATGTGCAGATTCTATTATCTTATGCCATTCGTCATTGTCTATTAAAGAATTATATAAATCGTCTGGATGCTGCCTAGAACCAATAACTACTATTGCTGTATGTTCCTCTTTACGTGATGATAGTGTTGTGGTCCACCATCTCTTTGTTTGTTCACGTGAACTTGGTTGTATAGTTGTACCATGGTCCTCAATGTCATCAGCAATAATCAAGTCACAGTCACGTGATAGAATCTTACCACCTTTACCAACCGCAACCATAGTAGGTGATTTTATACCAGTTACTGTTCTAGTCTTGACTGTAAACTGACCAGAACTCCAGGTCTTACCAGTCCTACTCTTTGGTTTAAATGTTTCTCCTGGACCACAAAAATCTTCTATTAATTTTTCGTTGTTTTCTAAGTGGTCTAACACAGCACCTACTGCATTCTTTGCAATATCTTCATTACCACCTACCCACATAATTCTGATGTTAGGGTTTTTACATACTTGCCATACTGCAAAATGTGTAAGTAAATCTGTTTTACCATGTCTAGGTGGTGACAGTATCATAAGCTGCGTACCGTTTTTTATAGATTTTAAAATATTTTTTATCCAGTTTTTGTGGAACTTAGCAGTCTCATACGGTTTACCCATCTCTGTTAAGAAGTATCTGTCTCTAAATTTTTCAAACGATGTTAATGCTTCTTTAGCTTCTTCTGGTATATCCCAACCTTCTCTTGCTTCAGCTACAGCTTTATCTTCTTTGTATGCAAGTAACATTCTTGCTACAACGCTTTGGTCAACACCAATATCTTCTGATACAAATTTTTGTGTAAATTGACCTTCAAGTAATTCTTCTGCATAGTTTTCTACAAAATATAAATAATGTTCACCACGACTAGCACGTGAGTTAGAATCTGTTACAAATTTTTTTTCTTGTTTTTTAGCTGCAGTTCTTTGTCTTGCATTGGCAGCTTTCGTGCATTGTATTTTACAATATTTTTGACGACCATGTTGTTGTTTAAATTTATCACCACAATGTGGACAACTGACAGTTTTTAGATTTGCCATGTCTCTAAACCATTATTTTCTTTTTTTCTTTTTATCAGAAACTCTTGATTTTTGTACTTTTTTAATATTTACTTTTTTGCCTGCTTTGTATTTTTTTGCTGTTCTTTTTATTTCGGCTGCTCTTTTTCTTGCAGCAGCATCAGATAATCCTGCTAAATATTTTGCTGGTACACCAAAGCGATAAGGTTGTGTTCTTTTAGACACTATTTGCTTTTCTTTTTTTTGCCACGTAGGTCATCATCTTGTGAGTGACCTTTTTTTATAAAAGAGTTTACTCTACCCATAGCCCAGGCACCCATGCTTGTACCTGGTCTTGAACCAGAACTCATATAAGCTGCTTGTCCTCTACGATATACTTTTGCTAATGTGCCATAAGAGATACCACTAGATTTTGCTTTTTTCTGTAATGCTGTTTTTGCACTTGCTGGAATAGCCATTATTTCTTTATCTTCTTTATCTTGCCGTTTTTAGTTCTTGCAAACTTATGCGTTTTAGTTTCTCTAATAAGAGTACCATAATGTCTTTTGCCACCCCACATCCAACTCACTTGTGCCATTATTTACCTACAGCTTTCTGCGCTCTTTTGTGTGCTTGTGTAAATGTTGCACCTCTTTTCATACTATTACGCATATATTCCATATGGCGTTTTGTATGATGCTGTGAATGTTTTTTCATAGTCTGTTGTTGTCTTTTAGTTAGACCAGACATATCCACACCCTTAACTTTCATTTCTTTTTTTTCTTTCTTAATGCTGCAAAATCAGCACCAGTAATTTTGTTTCTAGGTGCAGCTACTCTTGCAATCTTCATTTGTTTTTTTGAGT